AACAAGCCAATCCAGAGCCGGTGCAGAGCGTTGAAGAAACTTTATTGCAGCTGCGAGGAAAAATGCAGCTTTTACAAGAGCCGGTCAGAATACAACATGGACGGCAGCAGGAAGAAAAGGTGATCACATGAGCAGAAAATTAACAGACTGCAAGTGGCCGGACTGCTTTCATTGTGATCGCCCGGACTGCGAATACAACGGAACGATCAAAGAGGATGGTAAGTATTTGAACAAGCTGATTTTATGGAGTAAATATCAGCACGCCTGCGAAGCAAGTGTAACGGCAAGGCAGGCGTATGAAAACCGTCATCCGGAGGTGATGGCAAACGAAATATATGCAAGAATAGTACATCCGCTGCCAAGGGCAGCAGAGAAAGGAGAACAAGATGTATTTAACACTGGGAATATTAGTCATATGCATTATGGCGATAACATGGATTCTCCTGTTACCTTTATTTCCGGCAATCGGGGAATATTACCTGATGCTGAAAAAGAGGTTAGCAGATGAAAATATAAAAGAAAAAGAAAAGGAGACAAACAATGAATAACACAAAAACTGGAGGAGTTATTGCAGGAATTATTATGGTGCTGGTGGTTGTAATGTTTGCGATTAATATTCAGGTCATTCCGGCCGGATATGTGGGCGTGCAGTACAACATTAACAAAGGCGTGGAAGAGAAGGTTCTGGGACAGGGCTGGCATATTACTGCGCCGACAGTGAAAGTAAAAACGTATACCGTAGGACTGGAGCAGTCATACCTGACGAAGGAGAAGAAAGGTGACTCCAAAAAGGACGAAAGCTTTTCGGCGAGCTCCTCAGAAGGAAAAGCTCTGCAGATTGATCTTACATATTCGTATCAGTTTAAGGCTGATAAGGTAAGCGAAGTATTTACCAGATTTAAGGGACAGAACGGTGAAGATGTTCGAGACAGGTTTATCAAGCCGAATATTGTTTCCTGGACCAAAGAGGTGATTTCACGGTATAAGGTATCGGACATTTTAGGATCTGAGAGGGCAAATGTCAATACGGCATTGACTGAATATCTGGCTGATAAGTTTGAAGAATATGGCATCACGATCAGCAACGTGTCTTTGATCGATATTACAGTAGACCAAAAGACCAGAGAAGCTATCAACGCTAAGATTACGGCGCAGCAGGAAGCAGAAACCCAGAAAATTAATAATCAGACTGCCATTGATAAGGCAAAGGCAGATGCAGAAGTACAGAAGACCGAAGCAGAAGCAAAGGCAAATGCGGAGCTGATATCGGCAGAAGCGGAGGCCAAAGCAAACAAGAAGCTCAGTAATTCCATTACGGACGAGCTGATTAAAATGAAAGAAGCGGAAGCCCGCCTCAAGCACGGATGGATTACAATTTCCGGAGCAGATAATACCATTGTGAAAGAAAAATAATTTGGCAGCAGATCAACAGGAGAATCACAGCCGGGTCCTGAAAAGGATCCGGCAAATATAAACTGCAATAACGAAATGAGAGGTAATTATGACAGATCAGGAATTAAAAGAAGTAATACAGGAAATCAAGAACAGCACCATGCCGATTCAAACGCAGCAGAAGCTTATTGATGAGCTGGAGGGCAGCAGATGGATTCCGATAGATGAGCGGCAGCCAGAAACGGACACATACATTTTGGTGTCCTTTGAGAACTGCAATATGCCTGATATCGCAAGATATGAAGAGGATAAAAATGGCGGCGCATTCTATCCGGGCGATGAGGAAAGAAGTTATAAATCGTTTGGACTGATTGTAAGCGCATGGAAACCGTTGCCGGATAACTGGAAAAATTGAGAGGTGAGGATAATGAGTGATATTATTTACGATGTAATTTTGAAGAGACATAATGGCAGTTCAAGGCCTGACGTATGTATTTTTTATGACGAGGATAAAGAACTGGCTGTTGCTGCAATGGCTGATTATAACAGGAAGAATGGCTTTTTAATTACAGAAAAAGGCGGTCGTTTCTCTATTGCCGACATCGTTCTTCGGGAGCGGAAAGCTACTGGAGAGGTGATTAGTGAAAATCCATACCGTGAGATTTTTGACACAGTGACAGGAAAAAGAATTGAGAGGAGCGAAAAAGAATGAGGTTAATTGATGCGGATAAGTTGAATTTTTTAGAACAACATTACAATAAAAGCCAGATGAAAGCGATTCTTGATTTTTTGGATGCACAACCTACAGCCTATGATGTTGACAAGGTTGTGAAAAAGTTGGAAGAAAGAAAATCACTTTATAAAAGATTGCAAAAACTAAAAGACAGAGATTTTATAGGATACGGCTACAAAATAGAAGCAATAGATAATGCAATCGAGATAGTAAAGGAGAATATTAATCATGAATAAAGCAATCTTAATGGGTCGTCTGACCCGTGATCCGGAGATCAGATACAGCTCCGGCGATGAACCAACAGCGATTGCAAGATATACCCTTGCAGTCGACCGCAGATATAAGCGTCAGGGAGATGACCAGACAGCGGACTTTATCAATTGTGTTGTCTTCGGCAGGGGAGCAGAGTTTGCGGAGAATTATCTTCATCAGGGTACCAAGATCGTGGCAGTCGGACGGATCCAGACGGGAAGCTACACAAATAAAGACGGCCACAAGGTTTATACCACAGAGGTCATTGTTGAGGAGCAGGAGTTTGCAGAGAGCAAAGCGGCAGCAGCGCAGAATGAAAACAGAGGCAGCAGTACAGGAAACACAACAAGACCGGCACCGGCATCTGATCCGGGAGACGGCTTCATGGATATTCCGGATGCAATCGAGGAGGAGCTGCCGTTTAACTAAAGGAGGGTCGCATGGCAAAGAAAGAATTAACCAGGAAAGAATACGAGAAAATTAAACGCATGGATCATCACGCAATGAAGTGCTACATAGAAAGTGTTTACCGGTCCGGCTATGATGCCGGGGCAAGAAAAGAGCCGGTAGATCCAACACACAACAAAATGCCGGCGATCGATCGGATCCGTGACGAGATAGGTAAGATCAAAGGTATTGGCGAAAAGAAGCAGCAGGCAGTGATAGATGTGATTATCGAAAAATGGGAACAGGAGGGTAGCATATGTTAAGCGAGGAAGTAAAGAAGATGAGATTGCAGCATATGTCTCTGGTACCGACAGAGGGAGCTTGTAAATTCTGTGGACAGATCACAGCCATAGAGGTACCAGAGGACTGGACGGACGAAGAGAAAAACGAATATGCGACAGAAATGTGTAAGTGTCCGGAAGCAGACTGGTATCGACTGAACAAGCTCAAGAAAGAAAAAGGACGGAAGAGAGTCAGATCATTATTTGAACGGGATCAGTCTGATGCTGTCAAAAGCTTCCTGCAGGCAGCAGTGGAATTGATCGCGGATGAAGACATCAGCAGCATCACGGTCAAGATTAATGATGTAACAAAGGCAGACATTAAAACGGGATCAAAAGGCGGTATCCGGGTAGAAAGGACGGATACCACAAAACAGATGGAGGAGTAGACAATGGTAAGTAAGGAGACAAAGGAAACGATCTTGGCCACGATAGACGAAGTATTCCAAAAGATGAATTCCATTTCCTGGATCGATCGCCAGAAAGCAATGTCAAATGAAGCGTTCAAGAATACAGAAAAGATTTTGTATTGTTTCAATGTGCTGAAAGAGCACGTTTCCAATGAGCAGGAATACCTTGAGATTGCATTGCACGGAAAGAGCAAGTCAATCACCTCATACATAAAAAACGGTGGGGGACCAGTGGATGACGATACGAAGTTGCGTGACCGGATGGATTCATACCGACGCAGTTTAAATGATGTGGAGCGAGTAGAAGCGGCGTTGGAACATATCCGGGGCATGAAAGGGTATGAAGTCATCGAGGCAAGATATTTCAATCGTAAACCAGGTGGCGAAAATTATACCTGGGAAGAAATTGCCGGGACACTGGCCGGATCAGACGGATATTCAGAGAATCTGAATGAAAAGACGGTCCGGGCATATAAGAAAAAGCTGATCAAGGAGATGGCAGTTTATTTATTTGGGTCCGATGCGATATAATATTGCCCGAATTGCGACCCTAGACATATGCTTTTTTATGTGTTAAAATTTTTACAATTAGTTTTTTGTTATAATTCATTAAGACGTATTTTCTTTGCAGGAAATGCGTCTTTTTTTTCGTGGGGAAGGTGGTGAAATGTCAGATGTCAAGATAAAGGCAGAAGCAGACTACATGTCCGGTATGAAATATAAGGACATCGCAGAGAAATACAATGTATCAATGAATACGGTTAAGAGCTGGAAGAAGAGATATGCCTGGGACAGATCCGGGGATGCGAAAAAGGGTGCACACAAAAATACAAAAAGGGTGCACACAAAATCAGATTCCAAAGGATGCAAAATGTCCGGCAGCAGTCCGCCTCCTTCAGAGGAAGTGGTGAATCTGGCGGATAATTCGGATCTGACTGAGAAACAAAGGCTTTTCTGTATTTATTATATTCGCAGTTTTAACGCTACGAAGGCGTACATGAAAGCATATGATTGCGAATATGAAACAGCGGCGGCAGCAGGTTCGCGAATGTTAAGAAATGTTAAGGTGAAAGAGGAAATTAACAATCTCAAACAGGGACGTCTCAACCGGGAGATGCTTTCTGAGGAGGATATCGTGCAGAAATACATTGATATCCTGTATGCAGATGCAAAGGATTATATTGATCCAAAACGAAATAAGATCAACCTGAACAATCCGTTCGCTGATGGCACACTTGTGAAAAAGGTCAGTTTTGGCAAGACGGACAGCGTGGAGCTGCTGGATAAGATGAAAGCATTGCAGTGGCTGGCGGATCATATGAGTCTGGCTACAGAGAAACAGAAAGCAGAGATTGAACTGTTGAAAGCGAAAGCGGAAGACAGCAGCCGGGCAGATGAGGAACAGCTTCAGGAGAAAGAGAATAATGTGGAAGAAATTCTGAAACAGTTGCATGATGTGCATCCGGATGAAGTGATGGAGTGAGGAAGGTGAGAATATGAAACTGGTATTATCGCCAAAGTTTAAAGATTTCCTGACTACCAGAACCAGGCGGGATTATCTGGAAGGGACCACGGCAGCAGGCAAGACCACGGTAGGAATCTTTAAATTTATGATGATGGTTGCAGACTCCGATCTTAAGTTTCATGTGATTGCCGGAGCAGATCTGGGTACCGTGGAGAAGAATGTGATCAATTCAGAGCTTGGCCTGATCGCCCAGATGGAAGGGTTGGCAGATTATTACCCGAAAGGACAGGGAAAGATCAGCCTCCCTCACATCAAGTACCGGACAAGAAAAGGAATGAAGATCATTTATGTATGCGGCTTTGATAACAAAGCCCGCTGGAAAAAGGTTCTTGGTTCACAATCCGGCTGCGTATACATTGATGAGGTAAATACGGCAGATATGGAGTTTCTGCGTGAGATCACCCACCGATGCAAGTATATGATGACTACCTCCAACCCGGATGCGCCGGATAAGCCAGTGTATAAAGAATTCATCAATCACAGCCGTCCTTTGAAGAGATATGCCGCAGATTATCCTGTGGAGCTTCTTGCGGAGCTGAAGGAAGAACCGGTTAAGGGGTATGTACACTGGTATTTCACATTTTATGACAATGCTTCCATGACACCGGAGGACATTCAGGAAAAGATCGATGCCGTTCCGAGAGGGACGAAGATGTATAAAAACAAAATACAGGGGTTACGAGGCAAGGCAACCGGTCTTGTCTTTTGTAATTTCAGCAAAAAGCACCATGTCATCACGAAGGAACAGGCAAAGAAATATATCCGGAGCACAGGGCAGCAGACAGAATGGTTTGAATACTTTACCTCCGGGCTGGATACGGCGTACTCTACGACATCCCCAGATACCATTGCTATGAGCTTCGTTGGGATCACGAACAAAGGGCGGTGCATTGTACTGGATGAGAGAGTTTACAACAACGCCAGTCAGACGGTCCCGATCGCTCCGAGCGATACCGTAGTCAATTATGTGGCATTTCTGGAGAGGAATCGAAAGGAATGGGGAGGTCAGGCAAGGAATGTTTTTGTGGATAGTGCAGATCAGGCAACATTGACGGAATGCGCAAAGTACAAACGTGCCCACCCGGAATGCCTTTATATATTTAACAATGCATACAAGAAAGTAACGATCATTGATCGTATTATGCTGCAGCTGGGCTGGATGGCATATGACGATGAGAAACAGGCGTGCTATCAGGTGGTTGATACCTGTGTGAACTACATCCGGGAACTGGACAACTACAGTTGGAAAGAGGATAAGGATGAGGAGCCGGAGGACGCAAACGATCACATGATCAACAGTACACAGTATGCATGGATTCCATACAAGCACAAGATAGGAGGACGATCATGAGCACATTACATTTGATCATAATATGCGTAACCATAGTTTTTTGTGTAGCGCTGGCAAGCGATGGAGGAAATAGATGAGGTGGTTTAACAGAATGAGTGAGAATGTAAAACAGAGAATGCAGAGCTGGCTGCAGATCACGCCGGCAAACGTGCATAGTTTCAATATACAGGAGACGATGGATTTTCAGGCAAACGTGATCAAAAACAGAATATGGTATCTGGGAGATCCCGATGAGCTGGCACAGTTATACAGTCAGATTGACAGCAGCCAGAACAGACTCCGCTTCTGGGCGGCACGAAGCAGTACCGGCAGAGAGATCCGGAAGATGCACATCGGCCTGCCTGCGATCATGGTAGATATGCTGACCAGTATTATTATGACGGATTTTGATGAAGTCACTGTGCCGGACAAAAGAAAGGACGCATGGCAGCAGATCAGCCGTGAGAATAAATTTAAGTCCCTTCTGGAGGAGGCAGTCAGCCAGACACTATATCTGGGGGATGGAGCCTTTAAGATTTCACTGGATACCAGGATGAGTGAGTATCCGATCATAGAATGGTACCCGGCAGACCGGATCGATATCATCTATGACCGGGGGCGGATGAAAGAGGTGGTCTTTAAGACTGCCTACAAAGAAGGCAATAAACAATATGAGTTGCAGGAGCATTATGGTTATGGATATATCTGGAATGAGCTTCTGCATAATGGACAAAAGGCAGAACTGAAGAACGTCTCTGCGTTAGCCGGATTGAAAGATATCCGCTTTGATGATTCGTTCTGCATGGCGGTGCCTTTTTATATTTACAGCAACCCACGGACGAAAGGAAGAGGCAAGTCAATCTTTGACGGTAAAACAGATGACTTTGATTCTTTGGATGAAGTATGGAGCCAGTGGATCCAGGCAATGAGAGACGGACGTGCAACAAAGTATATTCCGCAGGACCTTATTCCTAAGAATCCGGAAACAGGAGCACTTCTAAAGCCTAACCCGTTCGACAACACATTTATCACAATGGACGGAGGAATGAGAGAAAATGATACCGACAAGGTGGAGGTTACACAGCCGAACATTCCCCATGAGTCGTATCTGAGCACATATATCACCGCATTGGATCTCTGCCTGCAGGGAATTATCAGTCCTTCGACCATCGGAATTGACGTGAAGAAACTGGATAATGCCGAGGCACAGCGTGAGAAAGAAAAGACCACGCTATACACCAGAGGTAAGATTATCGATGCGCTGCAGACCACAATACCGGAGCTGATCAATATCGTATTCAAATCGCTGGATACCTTGAATCAGGTAGCGGTGGAGGAGACAGAAATATCGGTGGAGTTTGGTGATTATGCAAATCCATCGTTCGAATCACAGATTGAGACTGTGGGGAAAGCTAAGTCCAGTGCCATTATGTCCAATGAGGCTGTTGTGGATGAGCTGTATGGTGATACCAAGACAGAGGAATGGAAGCAGGAAGAGATCAATCGTTTAAACGCCAGAGATGGAGTGGAGACGATGGAAGAGCCGGCGTTGAATATGGATGGGCTTGAAGTGGAAAAACAGTCGGCAGCAGAGAGCGAGGGAGGAATGACAGGTGAAAGTAAAAGTAAGTCAAAAGATGTACGGAATGTCCCGGAAGGAGTATCAGAAACTCCTTGAGGTGGCATCGGAACAGGTACCCTTTGGAATCTATGCGGTAGAGAAAACCGGTTACGCAGAGTTACGGTGCGACCGGTGCACATCCATCACGCAGCTAAAGGCATTGACCAGACAGTTTAAATCACAGGGCTTCAAGGTACATTCTAACCGATAGGAGATATCACCATGGAGAATATGGATTATGATGTGGGGAAAGCATTTGCGGCCATAGAAAATGAGCTGCTGGATTCCATGATGCGGAATATGAAACGGCACCGTGTCGAGGAAACGAAAGAGGGGTTCCAGTGGGAACAGTGGCAGGCAAAACAGCTTGCCGGGCTGGAAGAATATCGCAGAAAGCACAAAGGAAAGCTGGAGGAGAGATACGAGTCGATCAATTCCAAGATGCGGATGGTAACCCTGCAGGCGAATGCCCAGGGCGGCATGGCACAGGAAAAAAAGATACTGGATGCAATCCGGAAAGGAGCGAAGCTGCACCGGGCAACGGATAAGCTGCAGGGAGAGTTTTTCCGGATCAATGACCGGAAGATGAACGCCCTGCTGGATGCTGTAGAAAATGATATGCAGCGCGCAGAGCGTGCAATCTTAAGGATGCATGATGATAAGGTGCGCCGGGCGATCTTTAATGCGCAGGCGTATGCCAACAGCGGCGCCGGCACCTATGAGAAAGCGGTAGACATGGCAGTAAAAGACTATGCCGCCGCCGGGATCAACTGTGTCCGGTACAAGGACGGCAAACAAGTCAACATCAAATCCTATGCAAGGATGGCATTAAAGACAGCATCCCTGCGTGCATATCTCACCGGAGAGGGAGCCAAGCGGCAGGAGTGGGGCATACATACCGTTATCATGAACAAACGCGGAAATCCATGTCCGTTGTGCCTGCCGTGGGTAGGAAGGGTGCTGATCGATGATGTGTGGTCAGGAGGCACGGCAGCAGAAGCGAAGAAAATGGGGTACCCATTGATCAGTCAGGCAATGAATGCTGGACTATATCATCCGAATTGCCGAGATTCCCATACCACATACTTTCCGGGGATATCCACACCTCCGGATAAGAAGTGGAAGAGATCAGAACTGGCAGCAGTAGAGAAAGCAGTCAAGAAGGAAGCAAGACAGCAATATGCCGAAAGACAGGAGGAGAAATTTGACCGTCTGGAAAGATGTGCAATGGATCCAGAAAATAAACGGGTGTATGCAATTCGGAGAAAAGAGTGGTTAGATAAGACAAAGAAAGCTGAGAATGCAAAATTACAGATTGAAGCTGAAAATGAGCAGATAACCCTTTTAAAGAAGTATGGTAATCTGGCGAATATAATGTTGAATGGAACGTCTGATGATATGAGTAAGTGGAGTAAACTGCAAAGAATATCAGGAAAGACAGAAAAGGAATTATTATCCAAAATGTCAGAGAGCGCTGGTAACTGGGAGACTTTGCTCAAAATGCAGTCAGAGAGCACCATGAAGCCATTTTTAAGTCAGCTATTAGATGTGGCAACAGACACAGAACTTGGTGCGTTGAATCTTTGGAGTGGTACAACTTATGTTAATATCAATCGTTATTTAAGATTTGGCATAAATGTTGATGATATTTCAAAAAATGCTGCAAAGAATATTGAGACAGTCCTTAATAAAACCGCTACACCAAAAGAAATTATAGTCCGAAGGGGAACCGGGACAAAAGAGATATTTCAAAAGATGGTGGGTGATTGGAAAAGTGACCCAAGTGTTTTGACTGGTCAAGAGTTTTCAGATGCTGGATTTGTTGCAACGTCACCAATGAAAGAAGGTGGTTTTAGTGGTGTCGGTGAAAATCAGGCAGAATTGTTTATAAGAGTGCCAGAAGGCACACATGGAGCATATATTGCACATGAGGCCCATAATGAACTAGAAAAAGAATTTTTGTTGCAAAAAGGATATACATATAGGATAATTAAAGCAGAATACAGAAGTAATCCTATATTTCCAGAAGAAAAAGATTTAAAAGTATGGTGCGAGGTAATACTGAATGGATAAATATTCATGGGATAACCCTGAATTACAGATTATTTGTGGCGAATGTCATCTGAAGGATGCTGATCCGAGATTGTGCCATTGCGTTGAACCGCCAATGGAAAAGAAATTTATTCCAACAGATACGGATCAATGCTCTTTTATTCGCGAATCTTATTGGCAGAGAGTTCCGCAAGAGCAAAGAGATGAATGGACAGAGTTCATAAGAAAAAGAAGTGAAAGATATTATTCAAACAATAATGGCGGGAAAGAATAAATTGAAAATATTAGGCAGGATAACTGCAGATGAAGAACATCACAGTCGAAAAATGAAAGAGGCATAACTATGGCTTATGAGGATATTTACAAGGGATTAAATGATGAGGAAAGAGAGAGGATGCTGCGGCAGGATATTCCGAAGTTTGAGACGGTAGGAGAATTTGAACAGACAGAGGAAGATAGAAAAAAAGCGAGAGAAACTCTGATGAAGTTTATTCGTCTTGGAAGACGAGCAGAAAGAGAAAAAAGAGTGATACCCTTGACAGAAGAAGAATTGAATCGAGAGGATTAAAGGATAACAAAGAAATTATTAGCGAAAGAAAGGGATAACGGGATTAAATACCACCAGTCAGAGATGATATGGTGGTATTTTTATACTTAGGAGGCGATCCAATATCTCCCGGCTGTGGGTAAAACAGCATACGACATCCGAAAGGGTGTTTTTTTATTGCAATTTTATATTGCATAACTGCCCGAAGGCGATCCGAACACTTTGTTCGGGGATAAACTACGAGGAGACACCTGAGGAGAAAACTGAGTGAGACACACATAAAACTGGATAGGGAGACACCCTTACAACTGAAAGGAGCGAATTAACATGAGAAACATTTTACCAATGCATCTGCAGCTTTTTGCGGAACCACCGGCAGGAAATGCCGGAACAGGGGAGCAGGGAGATACCGGAGCAGCATCTGCACAGCAGACAGGGCAGCAGACGGAGCCGCCGAAAACACCAGAAATTGATTATGAGAAGCTTGCAAGCGTGATTGAAGGGAAGAAGGCGGTTGCAGAGGATACCGTGCTGAAGAACTATTTCAAAAAGCAGGGGCTTAGCAGGGAGGAAATGGATAGCGCCATCGGTGCGTACAAGAAGCAGAAACAGGAGTCAGAACCGGACCCAACTGCGCTGCAGGCACAGGTGGTACAGGCGCAGCAGTTGGCAGTGTCCTCAGAGATTGAGAAGGAGGGCGTGCTGATCGGCGTGGAGATGGGGCTTGATGTGAAAACAATTCCGTATGTGATGAAGCTGGTGGATACATCTGCAGCGGTGGCAGACGGCAAGGTGGACACAGATAAACTCAAGGAAGCAATCAACAAGGTACTGGAGGATGTTCCGGCGCTTAAGCAGGGAAAGTTGGAGGGGCAGTCCAAGGGATTTGTACAGGTAGGAGCCGGACAGACCGGCAGCCAGACAAACACCACAGGGCAGCAGTCGGCTACTCCGGTGATCCCAACAAAGCGGTGGAACCGTTTTAATTAAAAAGAAAGGTAAAAAGGTGATAATATGGCATTAAATTATGCAGAACAGTGGAGTCCGGAATTACTGGAGATCCTGATGCAGGGAACATTGACTTCCCCGTTTGTAACAAGCAACGTGAAATGGCTGGATGCAAAGACCTTCCATTTCACACAGATGAGTGTGAGCGGTTATAAGAACCATTCCCGCAATGGTGGCTGGAATCGAGGAAACTATGCGCAGACAGATGTAGCGTACACGGTAGAGCACGATCGAAACATCTCTTTCCTGGTGGACAAGGCAGATGTGGATGAGACCAATGAGACAGCATCCATTCAGAATATCACCAGAGTCTTTGAACAGACACAGGTGGTACCGGAGACGGATGCGCTGTTCTTCTCAAAGGTGGCACAGAAAGCGCAGGAGACGGATGGATATCATTCGTCCACAGCAACATCTGCGTATACCAAGGCGAAGGTCTTTGGTATGCTTAAGGATATCCTGGCAAAGGGCAAGCTTCGTCGTTATAAGGCGAATGGTACTCTCGTTATGTATGTCCGCAGCGAGATCATGGATGCTCTGGAGCAGTCTACGGAGTTTACCCGTAAGATCGAGCTGACTCAGATTGCAGAGGGTGGTATGGGCATTGAGACCCGTGTAACGGATATTGACGGTGTGCCGATCATGGAAGTCGTAGATGATGAGAGATTCTATGATGCCTTTGACTGGGATACGGAAGCCGGCGGATTTGCTCCGCTGAAGAAAGTGGCAGCAGACAGCAGCCACGGAGTAGAAGCTGTGACAGGGGCGCATAAGATCAATGTGCTGGTAGCATGTGGACAGACCTGTAAAACGGTACCGAAGATCTCCAGCATTTATTATTTTGCACCGGGAGCGCATACAGAGGGAGACGGATATCTGTATCAGAACCGTTCCCTGTCGGATGTATTTGTGTTCCCGAACGGCAAAGATGGCAAGATCGATTCTATCTTTGCAGATGTGGATACCACTGAGTATACCGCCTAGGAGGGATGCGGATGTATGCCGATAAGGAATACTACACGGAAACCTACGGTGGATCTTTGATCGGAGAGAAAGAACTGACACGACTGTTAGAGAAAGCCAGCCGGCAGATCGATACGTTGACATTCTGCAGAATCCGTGAGATTGGTTTCGACCGTCTCACGGCATTCCAGCAGGATCAGATTCAGTATGTGACCTGCATGCTGGCTGATTTTATCTATGAGAATCAGGATGAGCTGGAGTCTATGTTGTCATCCTATGGAATCAATGGCGTGTCCATGACCTTCTCAAGTGGAGTCAATGTCACGAAGGTGCAGGGTGTTGTGATCCGAACCGACATTTATGCGGAGCTGGATAAGACAGGACTGTGCTGCAGGATGATTTAGGAGGTGGCAGTGTGCGTTATCCGTGTCTGGTGAAGAAACGTCAGTGTAAGACGCCGGTAAAAGTATCTCTGGAGCAGGAGGAGCTTAGCGTGTACGGTGAGCCGGTTGCAGCAAAGGAGATTGAAACAACATGTAACTATCAGGACAGTGCCAAGACGGTGCTGACAGCAGAGAAAAAGCTGATCCAGTTGTCGGGGGTGGCTTTATTTCCGGGAGATATCGCTCCGGATCTGCCGAATCTCAGTGGAGGAACCATTGAGATAAACGGGGAGAAGAGGAGAATATTCCAGGGAAGAAAAGCCAGAAACCCGGATGGAACAGTAAATTACAGTGAATTGGATGTGATGTAATGGCAGTGAATTCAACGATCAAGATCGATCAGGGCAAAATAAGGAAGCTGACAAGGGCAAGCATCAGGGCTCTGGAAAAGACCGCAGAGGCGGTTCATACCGAGATTGTGCAGACTCAAGTAATGCCGAGAGATACCGGAGCTTTGCAGAATGAAAGCACCTTTGTGGATTACAGCAACAGTAGTCAGGGAAGCTGCTCTATCGTATCAGATACACCGTATGCCAGACGATTGTATTATCATCCGGAATATCAATTCTCGAAGGATGAGAACCCGAATGCAAGAGGTAAGTGGTATGAACCGTGGATGAAAGGCGGGGAACATGAGACATTTGCAAGGGATACCTTTAAGAAGAATTACAAAAAGGAGGCGGGCTTATGGTGAAATTGGCAGATATCAGAGATTATGTGGCAAAACTCGGCATTGTAAAAAATGAACGCTGCTACATGGGGAAGATGGACACAAAGCACGAAGAAAGCATCGGCTGTTATCATCTTCGCAGGAGTGGATCGCCTCGCATCCCGCTGGGAGGACAGGAGAACATGACGTTCGATGTACTCCCGGTATCCTTTTTGATCCATTGGAACAAAAACGCTGCACAGACAGATCAGATAGCCAATGAGCTGTATCGGATCCTGCAGGATCTGAGAGATATAACCGTAAACAATAAGCAGATAAAATTTTGTATCATGCAGGTACCGTATCCGCAGGATGTTGGAACAGACGAATCGGGTATTTTTGAGATGGTCATTGAAACAGAGTTTTACTGCAGCAAAGAAGTGAAGGAGGAGAAATAATCATGGCAGCAAAAGAAGGAGTATTTCCTTGTTATGAAAACCAGTTTCATGTAGGAGCTACGAAGGCGGATAAAGCGACTATTGCGGAATGCGAAAGCTTCTCGGTATCTATCGACAATGGCGTCGAGACCTGGAACTCATTTACACAGGAGGGATGGCAGAGTGCATTACAAACGGCAAAAGCAATCACTATTTCGGTCAGCGGAAAACGTTGCATTGGCGATACCGGTAACGATCTGGTTGCAGGCAAGTGGCTGGCAAATGGTCAGGATGCATACGTTTACTTTGACTGGACATTCCCGGATGGTACGGTAGTTGCATGGGATAAGGCGGTTATCAATGTAACGAATGTCAATGGCGGAGATTCTACGAATGTGGCTCCGCTGGAGTTTGATATTGTATCGAACGGCAAGCCGACAGTCACGAATCCCAGTTGAAGCGGCGCAGGAGGCGTCGCTGGCGAATCAGGCAGTCGTAGCTGACGAAAGTGAACCGGCTGCAAAATCAAAGAAATAGAAGATGATGAGGAGCTGATCTGCCAAGCAAACGGCAGCAGCTCCTTTTGTATTGCCGAAAGGCGGAACGGAGGAAGAACATGGCAAAGGTTATTGATATTACGGATAAGTTAAATTTTGAGGAAAGTCCTGCAATCACGATTAAAGGGCAGGTATATAAAGTGAACGATTCTGCAGAAACAATGCTGAAGCTGATGGGATTATTTGATGACAGACCAGAGGCAGAAGCGGTGCCGGCAGCCTATGAGCTGCTCTTCTCGGAAGAGGACAGGGAGAGATTAAAGGGTCTGAATCTGAATTTCAAGGATTTCATGACTTTGATTGAGGAGGCAATGGATCTGGTTCGTGGAGGGGATGATGATACTCCCAGCGGGGAGTAGCGAGAGCTACTATGATCTGTTCGAGGACTGGGACCTGATCGTATCCAGTGTTCTGGAACAATATGGCATCCGTATTTATTCAGCGGAGTTTAAGGGGATGAAATGGCTGGAGTTTTCTGCTTTGATCTCCGGTATTGGTCCGGACACAGCCCTGGGAAGAGTTGTGGCAATCCGTGCTGAGACGGACAAGGAAGTGATTAAGCATTTTTCAGATGATCAGAGACGGATCTGGAGAGAATGGAGAAACAAGTCCGCAAAGCAGAAAAGTCCGGAAGAGGTCCAGAATTACCTCGAGATGTTTAAGGCAGCATTTGTCAGAATGGCAGGTGATAGCGGTGGATGAGAAAAAGCAGAAGAAAGTGAGATGTCCATACTGCGGATATGAGCTTCCGATATTTTATTCATCGAAATCAGAAGCCAGAGATATCTATACGGTATGCAAAGGGAGAAACTGTAAAAAGAAATTTAAAATAACGTTGGTCAAGTAGATGCCATTATGAGCCGATGACCGCGCACTAGGAGGTGAGCGCATTGGCTGATGGTCAGAGTGTTGGTAAAATTCATCTTGATCTTGGAATTAACAGCAAAAATTTCAGCAAATCCATGTCCGGAATAGAGGGTATGGCAAAAAAGGCGGCGAAAACTCTGGCCGCTACGTTTGCAGTAAAGGGAATTACAGATTTTGGAAAGCAGTGTTTGGATCTCGGTTCTGATCTGACCGAGGTGCAGAACGTAGTCGATTCGGCATTTGGTCCGAAGGTATCTAAAAAGGTGGACAGTTTTGCAAAGGATGCTGCGACCTCTTTTGGCTTATCGGAGACGATGGCTAAGAGGTATGCGGGTACCTTTGGAGCTATGGCTACTGCATTTGGATTTTCACAGGATCAGGCAGCGGATATGTCTACACAGCTTACCGGGCTGGCAGGAGATGTTGCATCTTTTTATAACATTTCGCAGGATGAGGCATACACCAAGCTGAAATCTGTGTTTACCGGCGAGACAGAATCCTTAAAGGATCTGGGCGTGGTTATGACGCAGACGGCGCTTGACAGCTACGCTATGGCGAACGGCTTTGGCAAAACGACAGATAAGATGACTGAAGCAGAGAAGGTGGCTCTGCGATACAAGTTCGTACAGGATCAGCTTAGCATTGCATCCGGAGACTTTGCAAAGACATCCGGGTCGTGGGCGAACCAGATGCGTATTCTGTCTCTGCAGTTCGATTCGTTAAAAGCATCTATCGGGCAGGGACTGATCAATCTGTTTACGCCGATCATTCAAAAGGTCAATGCCTTGATGAAGAAAATGGTCGGGCTGGCATCGATTTTCAAACAGTTTACCGAAATGCTCACCGGGAACAAGAGCAAAGATGACGGTATCGCAGCTACGGCAAATATGGCAGCAGATGCAGACAGCAATATGTCGGGAGCATCTTCTTCAGCGGCGGATCTGGCAAAGAATACCACGGCAGCAGGAAAGGCTGCGAAGAAAGCAAAGAAGGACATGTTTGGTCTGGCCTCTTGGGACGAGCTTTCCAATAATTCTTCTTCAAAGGATTCTGATTCAGGAAGCACAAGTGCAGGAAGCGGAACGGGAGCGGTAGGAGGGAGTAATGTTGCAGCAGGTTCCAGTGTCCTGGATAAGGCAGGAGAAAGCGCCGGAAAACTGTCGGGCATACTGGGAAAGGTGAAGGAAGAATTTGTTGATCTTGCCAAGAGATTTGCAGCCGGTTTCCAGCTGGGGCTTGGAAACACGAAACAGGTATTTCAGAGCATTAAGGACGAAATTCGTTCTATCGGTCAGTCATTGATAGATATATTTACGGATCAATCTGTAATCGATGCCGTAAAAAAGTGTGCGGAAAAGATCGCAACGGCACTAGGGAAGATCGTTGGAAGCATTGCAAGCGTTGGTCTCACGTTGGCAGATCTACTGGTGGGAAGCCTCGCAAAGTATCTGGAACAGCATAAGAAGGACCTGGTCAAGCATCTGGTGAACCTGTTCGATATTACAGGGCAAATTGCGGAAATTGTTGGAAACTTTGCTGTGGTAGTAGCGGATATTGCAGCAGTATTTCGTTCAGATGAAGCCAAACAGATCGGTGCAAATCTGCTTAATATTTTTGTAGAAACGAAGCTTAATGTGCTTACGCTGATGGCGAAAGTGGGTAGAGATATCATTGACACCCTGACCGCACCAATTATAGAGAACAAGGATAAGATCAAAGAAGTTTTAACAAATGTAATTAAGTCCTTGTCATCGATAATTGGTACAATATCAGATGTTGTGACTAATACATGGGACAAGATTCAGAACGTATATGATCAGCACATTCATCCGCTGTTTGAAACAATAAAGGAAGCACTGTCAACATGGGTTGGAACAATTTTAGATGGCTACAATAAACATATTGTCCCTGTTTTAGATCAATTTGCGAAGAAGTTTAAAGATGTTGTTGAAAAATATGTTCAGCCAGCGATTGATGCTGTATTGGATGCTGTTGGGAATCTTGCTGACATGCTCTCCAGCGTACTAAATAAAGTACTGAAGCCGCTTATTAACTGGGTAATTGCAAATATCATTCCTGTTTTGGCGAAAAACTTCCAGAAAGCCGGAAATATTATACTTGCAGCGATGAAAGGTGTGTCACAGATCATACAGGGAGTTTCGGAAGTGTTTTCCGGAATCTGTAAGATTATCAAAGGTATCGTTGACGGTGAATGGAAAACGGTCTGGGAAGGAGTGAAGGACATTGTCGGGGGTGTTCTCACTGCGATCCAGGGACAGTTTACCGCTGGATGGACAGCTATTAAAACAACATTCCGACCGGCGGCAGTCTTCTTTGAAACGATAGCGTCTGCAATTAAGGGGGCCTTCCAGGGGATTGGAGAGTGGTTCAAAAATACCTTTAGCGGAGCAAGCGATAAGTTGAAAAGTGGCTTTTCGGGAGTGAAGTCGTTCTTCAGCGATAAAAGCAAAGAGGTTAAAGATGCTTTTACAGGTATTCCGGATTGGTTTAAAACAAAATTCGCAAGTGCATACGATAAAGCCAGCGGAGCTTTCGCAAAAGCAAAAGATAATTTTAAAGCGATCAGAGATAATATCAAGGCGCCGTTTGGAGGAATAGCAGATTGGTTTGAATCGACATTCAAAGGTGCTTGGGAAAAAGTCAAGGACGTATTTTCTTCAAGAGGAAAGATCTTTGCCGGAATTAAAGAGGGAATGGAAAAGACATTTAAGACAGTGGTGAATGGGCTGATCTCCGGCATTAACGTTATCGTATCGAAACCTTTTGACAAGATCAATAAAATGCTCAACACGATCCGCAAGGTTGGTGTTGGCAAGATCAAACCGTTTGAGAAGCTGTGGGAGGAGAATCCGATCACGGTACCGAAGATTCCGGCACTGGCACAGGGCGGATATGTGAAAGCAAACACACCGCAGCTTGCAATGATCGGTGATAACCGTCATTACGGCGAGGTGGTATCGCCGGAGGATAAACTGCAGGCGATGGCGGTAGAAGCCGGGCGTCTGGCAGCAGAGTCTACTTCTGCAGCATTGGTACCGGTGATTGAAAGATTGTGCAATGCGATCATTACATTGGAAAACACGTCCGGAGGAGTAGAGCTGGAGCAATACAAAGAGGGCGATCTGCTTCGCGTAGTAAGAAATGAAAACTCAAAATATAAAAAGCAGCATGGTGTGTCTGCATTGACGTAAGGAGGGGATGCGATTGTACGATGAAAGCAAAGGGCTGATCGCTATTGCGACCGGCTATTCAGATGGAAAATACACCTATGAGAAACTAAATCACGATTTACTGCAGCAGGATACGATCCAGTCCACTCCGGATCAGATGCAGGACAAAGACTCTTACACAAATGCGAAGGGATATCTTCGAAGGACAGTGATGGAACATTCCAGATCGAAATGGGAGGCGAATACCCATATCATTTCAGACAAGGAATTGGATCAGTTATTAAGTTTGTTCGATAAAGGCTTTGCGGTAAATGATGGGGAATGTTCGAAAAAGAAAAGACATTTATATGTCCGTTATTACAATGATTGGAAAAGGGACTATGCAACTATGATCTGCTATGTTCCGGATATTACATTTCAGTACAAAACAAAGCTTAAAGGCAGACTGTATTATCAGCCTGTCCGTTTTGCTTTTATAGAGTTGTAGGAGGTGGTTT